AAAGAATTAAAACGTTATAAAACAGAAACCTTTGATTTAGGTGATAAATATGCAAACCTTCCAAGTTACAAGGAAAGTAAATTGTATATGTATCCCTACACTGTTTTAACATTAGATGATTTTAAAGGGAATCGTACAGATTACAAAATAGAGAATATTCAAGGTTCTAATCTTCTTTTAAATATGAAGGGTTCAATTGGAACGAGTAATAAAGTTTCTTATGGTGTACAGAAATACAATGATAAGGCGAGCATGACGAACCATCAAGATAACCAATATGCAATTATTGATAGTAACCCACAAGATATACCAGTTATTACCGACCTTTTGGCAGCGTACTTACAAGGGAATAAAAATAGTATTGAGAATCAAAAGAATTCTATTATGTTTAACGGTGCAATGGGAATGGTACAAAGTGGTGTCGGTGCAGCTGGAAGTATTGCAGGTAGTAAAAATCCTGTAAGTATGGCTACAAATGCAATTGGTGGTGTTACTGACATTGTTAAAGGTGCAGGAAATACCGTGTTACAATTACAATCTTTAGAAGCTAAACAACAAGATATTTCGAATATGCCAAATCAAATTGCAAAACAAGGTTCAAATACAGCTTATGATTATGGGCATCGTTATGATGGTGTTACCTTCATTAAGAAAACATTAAAACCAGAATACCGTAAAAAGTTAGAACACTTCTTTAATATGTTTGGGTATAAAGTGAATGAAGTGAAAATACCTAATTTCCATACTAGAGAAAATTGGAATTATGTACAAACTACATCATGTAACATTGTTGGTGACTTTAATAATGAAGATTTAAACGAATTAAAAGCCGTCTTTGATAACGGAATCACACTTTGGCATACAACGGATGTAGGAAACTATTCATTGAGTAATGAGGTGATATGATGCAGACAATGATAAACAGAAGTGACTTTTTAAATCCTAATATGATTGAAAACCATGTGGGAAATAGTTATTACCATCATTACTATAAATATCTTAATTTTCTAGCCTTCCAATTATTTAAATGGGAAGGTTTACCAGAAACGATTGATGAACGTTATCTTGAAATGAGTTTACATACTTATGGTTATGTTGGGTTTTACAAAGACCCAAATATTGATTATGTAGCCATTCAAGGTGCGTTAAGTGGTGAAGTAAACAATTATTTAATGCCTACACGTTTCCACGCAAAAGCACCAAAATATAGTGCTGATTTCCCTATCTATTATTATGGTGATACAAAAGGCGAATTTAAACAATTCCATGATGATGGTAGTTTTACAACACACCAAGAAAACCAAGGTATTGTTATTTTCAATAATGATTTATTAGTTCCTACGATTCCAAGTCTGAATATGTTCGCAAAAGATTTAGCTGAATTGAAGGAGATTATACGAATTAACCAAAATGCACAAAAAACTCCTGTTCTTTTAACGGCTGATGATAATAATCAATTTTCTATGAAAAATATTTACAACAAATATGACGGAAATTCCCCTGTTATTATGGTGAATAAAGCATTTGACCCAGAATCATTAAAAGTTCATAAAACAGATGCACCGTATGTTGTTGATAAATTGAATACACAGAAAAATGCTGTATGGAATGAGGTTATGACGTTCTTAGGAATTAAAAACGCAAACCTTGAAAAGAAAGAACGAATGGTTACAGATGAAGTTTCATCTAATGATGAACAAATTAATGCAAGTGCAAATATTATGTTGAAATCTCGTGAAGAAGCTTGTGACCGTATTAACCGTTTATATGGATTAGATGTATCAGTGAGTATTCGTCATGATGTTATAGAGGAATTCATGAGTAATATTTATGAAGGTGGTGGACAAGATGAGTCTGGAAACCGTACAACTTAGAAGATATATTGACCACTTTAGCCAATATGAGATAAAACCGTTAACCACCAAAGAAAAGATAGAAATAGGTAGACCTAAATTGTTTGATTTCTGGTATCCCTTCTATGATGAGAACAAGAGAAAAGAATTTGAAACGAATATTATTAGAAGATTTTATTTTACTGATATTGGTTTTGAAGTCTTTGAACTTTTTAAATTCCATTTAGAAAACTGGTTGTTTATTAATATGCCTTATTGGAATAAGATGTTTGAAAGTGAATTGTTAGTCTATGAACCTTTCCTTAATACTATTATGGACAAAAACGGCACGATTGATACAACAAAAGATACAGATTCTAATAGAGATGGTACAGTTCATCAAGATACAAAAGATGACGGAACGATGAAACAGGATACTACATCGAACGCTGTAAGTGATGGTACAAGTGATGGAACAGGAAAGAAAATACTTTCTAACACAGGTAATAAGAATGGTACAAAAGGTAATAAGGGTACTTCTGATAACTTCGAAAGAAATGTGGAAGCTGATACACCAGACAGTCGTTTAGCTATAACTACAGATGATGGAAAAGGGATTCTAGAATATGCTTCTAAAATAACTGAAGATATTCAAAAAGGAAGTACAACGAGTGATGACACATATAAAGAAGATACTAAAAATGATGGGAATGAAGATACAACCTCTCATGGTACAACACACGATGAAACAAACGCATCATCTCATACAACTGGTGAAACCCATAATACAGGTTTATTAGATGGGAAAACAAATGATAAGTTTGACGAAAATGTTGTTGGAAATCAAAAATCTGTAGAACATTATGTTGGAAAGATTGGTACTGAAACATACCAAGAAATGTTACAGAAATATCGTTCTACATTCTTACGAATTGAAAAAATGATACACGAGGAAATGAGAAGAGACTTATTTCTTTTAACTTATTAGGAGGAATTAAAGTGACAGATTATAAAAACCCGCCAGTACCGACACAGTTACCTCTGTTTCCACCTATGGCATTTGAACAATATCGTAGATATGCACCAAGTGCCTATGATAATTCATATTCAATCTATGAAAAAATGACTCATATCATTGAACATTTAAATGCAATGGGAGAACTAACCAATGCTTTACTTAATAAATGGAATGAGTTTATTGCGTGGATTGTTGGGAATGGTTTACAAGACGCTGTGAATTTAAAATTAGACCAGATGGTTGTAAATGGAACACTGGCTGAATTAATTAATGAAAAAATGTTGGGTGATTTAATCAAAGAATGTCGTGAAGCTTTAACAGAGTTACACAATTATTCTTATGAGATGTTGCCTTTCACATTAAACTATCAAAAGATTATGCATACTACACCAACAACATTAGAAGGAAGAGCTGATTTCATTCAAGGGGCTGCTTTTAATAATAAAAAGAATGAATATTATGTTGCCCGTCAATTAAACGGCGGTGAGTATACAACGATTACCCGTTACAGTATGATAACACGAACTGAAATTGATTCAAAAGAATTTCAACATTCCACTGGTGCTTATACAGAAGGTCTCCCCTTCTTCTATAATGACCGAGGTGAATTATGTTTCTTTGTAAGAACTACGTATGATATGAATATTGCTATATTCAATTATGATACTGGTGAACTAGGTTCTAATCGTGGTATGTTGGGTGGTAGTAAATTAGGGTCTGACATAGACAATAAATATTTAATTACACATTTCGGTGATGCAAACCGCTGTGAGGGTTTATATTTATATGATTTTGATGAAGCTACACGGGGTAATATGCGTTTATATCGTAAAATCTATTTTGACGGTGAAATTGTTAACGGTGATAAGGTGCAAGGCGTAACCATGATTAATAATGTAATCTATCTTGGACGTGGGAAACAAAACCCAACTGTTACAGCAATTAATATGTCTGGTAGAACAATCGCCACATATGATTTTGATAGAAAAGATTTTGCGGATATGATTAACCAATGGGCACCATGTATTGAAGGAACTTCATATGAATATGAATCCGAAGGTGTTTCTTTCTATGAATATGAGGGTAAAGTTTACCCAATCTTTACACATGTTATTAGTTCTCTAGGAAAAGTATTCTTTGCACTCGGTGGACGTATGGACTTTAAAAAGATGAGTACAAAAACATATTTGACTAACATTTCTACTGGTGTACAGTGGGTAGATTTACCTCTTTCGAGTGGTGTAACTCCATATGCAGAAGATGTAAAACCACAATATTGTAAAGACGATAGAGGATGGGTTACTTTAAGAGGTGTGGCAACTCATGCTTATTTAGGTTCAGAGCCTAATATGGAACTAGCATCTATTACATTCCCATTTATGCCGCAACGAAATCAATTCTTTACTACTGTAGCATCTGTAAATAAAGATGTTGCAGGTTCTACGAACCGTATTCAAGTTCGTTCATCTGGTAAAATTATTCTCGATGCATCAAGTGGTAACCCGACTGCACCAAAACAATTTACATCATTTGACGGAATTCGCTTTTTCGTTGATGATAGAAC